CGCCTGGAAAATCTATATATATATTTTCCATAATCTTTATCATTGTTCCCTTATCAATCATCATGATCTCGTCTCCTTTCAAAGATGTGTATATAGTCCGGTTGTCTCGGTGAAAAGCTCCTGCAACTGATCGCAATATACTGTCTTGTATGTCTTAATCTCTGTCACTTTTTCATCTGTCATTTCACAGATCCCCTTTTTATGATCAATCTTTAACCTTGGGGATGTATACCGGAAAAATCTCATGGTGTATGTATCATCTGGGTCAAGGGTTATATATAGCCTGTTTGCCTTGCTCTTATTTCTAGTCAATGACATCCGGAGAGTGTCACCGTCTGATACAAAGTTTTTAGATCCTGTCATTGCTATAAACCGGCCCCCGCCGAGCTGCTCAAGTATTATATCCGCTGTTTTCATGTTTTAGTCCTCCCTTAATGCATATAACTGATCACTTGCTATATTAAACTTTTCCGAGGCCTTGCGCTCTGCGTCAAGTATGTTTTCCGCCTCAACTGCTCCGATGATTTCATCTGTCTGCATATCGTAAATCATATATATTTTCATCGCGCACACCTCATAACCTCCAAAATCTCCGCCTTTAGATCGTTTCTGATCTTCCATAATGTCTCTTTGTCGGACTCCTTTAACCCTGGACATCTTAAAATTGCTTCTGCGTTGCTGTATCTGTTCAGCAGTATTTCATATTTATCCTTTGCCTTGTAAGCTTCTAGCATCTTTTCCTTTCTTGCCTTCGTGACCTCCGGGGCGGGTTGCTGCTATGCTGTCATTAAGTCGTATAATTTAGCCTTAAGTCTTATGGTTTCGTTTTCAAGTTTAGAGTTTTCGCTTTGTGCCTCATAAAGTTGTCCCCGGATTTTAGTTAAATCCTCAACGGTTGTTTCTGCTGTTTCTCTCCATTGATCCCTAGCATCACGGACCTTTTCAAGCTGATCTTTTACCGCTTCAAGTTCTGCGTTTAATACATCACAGGCCTTTTGCAGCTCTCTGTTTTCTTCTCGGACTTTGCTGTTTTCATCGACTGCATTACTCCATCTGTCCATCCAGGAATCCCCGAAATCATTAGCTATGTTTTCCTCGGCTATATCAAAACATCCCTTAAAAGCCATCCCGATATAACTTTGATCTCCGCCGATTCTATCAACTATTGCCTTTATCTCTTCAAGTGCTTTTCTTTCCTGATCCTTTGTAGCCATGTTTTCCACCTTTCCGGGCGGCTCCATCGGCCGCCCTTATTCAATCTATGTTTTAAGCTTCTTTTCTTCCAAGTATGTAATCTACTGCCTTTGCTGCCTTGCTCGATGCCTCAACAATCATCTTTTTATCTTCCCGAAGTGCCGAGCTCCATCCTTGAATATATGCAGCGGAGTTATTAAAACTTTTGCTATTCTCTAAACCGGCTATGTTAACGAGTGAAGCAGCTCCGATCTCGGCAACAAGCTCTTCTTTGCTGTATTCCTCATTCCCGAAGTGCGCTATCCCTACCTTGAGACGGTCAAGCCTTGATTTTGCTCCGGTGCTGTGTGTCAGCTCATGAAATAAGGTGCTGTAATACTCGGCTATATTGTCAAATTGTCCTATCTCCGGAACCACAACTTCATCCTTTAAGGGTGAGTAATATGCGCGGTTGCTTGCCTTGTCTCTGATCAATGTCGGGTGGTTCTCGCTGTTCATGTAAAGATTTACTATGTTTTCCGCTTCCTGCTCCGGCTCAAGTTCCGACCTCTTAACCTCTTTACGCTCTATCCCTTCACAATCACCGATCCAAAAAACATTGTAATATCTTAAAAACGGGATCTTTTTTGTGATTTTCTCGCCGTCCTTGTCTTCCATCTCAACCGGAAGAACCTTCCAAAAGGTGACCATCTCGGACTTTGCACCCTTCTTTACTTTTCCGCCAAGATCCTGCACTTGCTTCCATGAAAGATAAGCGTCCTGATGCTTAAGAAGCATTTGATTTAAGAAGCTGTAAGCCTTCTTTGAAACGTAGTTATACGCGCCTTCCTGTGTTCCGGTCCATGGCTTATGCCAAGGAATGATACCCTGATCGAGCTGATCCAAGATCCTCTTTGTAATCTCTTCGTAGATGTCAAACTTTTTTGTCATTGTTTTTTCCTCCTGTTTTTTGCTGTGTGTGTTTTTTATGTCTGGCGGGTCTCCGCTGTCTGTCGGTTTCCTCTCAGGTTTTCCGTGATCGTTAGCTTTTTTAAGATCCCCGCCTTGTGTCTGAGGATCTCGCCGGTCGGCCTTTGCTCGTTGGCTGTCCTCCTGACAAAAGCAACTATACACCCATAGCGGTGTAGCTGTCAACCCCCAAAATAAAATTTTTTTGAAAAAGTCCGCAAAACCGCATAAACACTGAAAAGAAATTTTTGTTGCGGTGGTTTCGGCTATGGGTGTATAATAAAATCCGGAGGTGATTTGATGCAGATCAGCGAAGCGAAATACAAAGCGAATAAAAAATATGACAGTAAAGCGTATAAACAAATATTATTGAGAGTCCGGAAAGATAGTTCGTGCAATTATGAAAGAATAAAAGCAGAAGCAGAAAAAGCCGGCGAGAGCTTAAACCAATTTATTTTGAACGCAATTCAGCAAAGATGCGACAAAAGCGACAATTAACAGTGATATAATATATCATGTGAGAAAAGGACGGGAACAAAAAACCCGTCTTTTTTTGTGCAGAAAATCCGGAGAGATCCGGAGCGATGGAGAAAAAATTGTGATCAACCTGGATGAAATGAAAAAACAATTGAATCAGGACTTACAAAAAGAAATAGATCAGGAAGCCCGCGACAGTGGCCGGATAAATCCGGAGGAATACGCCGGAACGCGCGTAGAAGAAGAGAAGATTATAGAAACACCTATAAACTTAATAGACCTGATTCAAGATAAAACATTAGATCAGATATTAGAAGAGGCTCCCGAAGATGAAAAGGGGAATAAAATAATACCTGATGAAATATTCGATCAGTATGTAAAAGAACTCCCTGCAGGAACTAAAAATAAGTCCGGTACTTGGAGAGCAGCCAACAAAGGAAAAATCCGTATATTCGGCGGAGATCCCGAAGCTGACAAAGCTATTCAAAGAGCCGGAGCTGACGCGAGCAACGCAGCGCAGGCACACCGACGCACATTAGCCGATGATCTTAAGATAGCTTTAAGTAAAAAGGCATCCAGGCAAACACTGCAGGAACTCGACCTCACGGACAGCGCAACAAATCAGGACGCAATCACAGCAGCCGCGATCCTTCAGGCTACACAAGGCAATGTAAAGGCCCTGCAATATATCCGCGACACAATCGGAGAACAGCCGACAACAAAGCAAGACCTCAATGTAAACATGACCGAAGACGATAAAAAGCTACTCGAGAAGGTCGAGGCAAGGCTAAATAGTTAACATAACCGCATAAATGACACAAAGATTATGTTAACAAGGTATCAAAAATCACGGGGTTATATAAAAAATATTCCGGCATTTGTTCGCAGATTTTGAATTATACGAACAAATTAAAACAGATAGAAACACAGTAAACACAAGGGTTTAAGGACTTTGACAAGGGTATAAAGTAGATTCGGTTAACATAATCAGACACAACCGGATCAATGGCAGCGGTGTATATATGTATAGTGCTATATAGACATCATCATGTGGTGGTGGATGGTCCTTTTTCCTCCCTGGCACTACTACAGTATATAGATGATCTACCCCCTACCCCCTGCCCCGGTACCCCGAAGTTGGAAAATTTTTTTCAGGGAACCTTATATATCCCTTTCAAAAATTTTTCAAAAATCAAAATCCAGATAACACCCGTAACGCTATGAGGTGAAAATTATGAGCAACTACAACAGGGCACTACACCGCACAAGAGAAAAGCACGTTACAGACGGAGGCAAGGGCGTAAGCGTAAGCTCTTCTGAAATGAACGGAGCGAAGAACTACTCAAGGATAGTCGATTGGGGAGATAAGAACCATAGTTTTGGAAGAAACCTTGACGAAGTTAATAGCTCTTCAAAGGGCGTAAGCAAAATGAGTGATGATCTCTGGAAGACTAAAAGAAGCCAGGATCACAACAAGGCTATGAGAAATGCAGAACCGGACTATATAGCCCATGTGAATCTTAAAAAGACAGACAAGAACACACAGCAGTCTGTAAAGAAAGGTGCGGTAGCCTCGGACGATAAGATCACAGTAGTAAAGAACCCTATGAAGCAGAAGAAGGAACCGGAACAGATAAGATCCTCACATGGGAATAGCAGACGTAAGGGAAAGAGAAATTGAATACTGCGGAAAGAACCTTATCTACTTTGTAAAGACCTATGGCCATTTTGAGGATAAGGACGCAGATGAACTAATACAATCCTTTAATGGGATGTGGCCTGAACAAGAACAGGCCCTAACGGACATTGAAAACCATAGATTGAGCATTATCTTGAAGGCAAGACAGCTAGGTATAACATGGCTCGCACTCAATTATGCAGCATGGAAGATGCTTACAAGACCGGGAAGAACGGTTTTAGGAATGTCAAGGAGTGAGGACGAGGCTAAAGAGCTTATCCGAAGGATGCAAGTGATCTTAAGAGCCATGCCGGAGCTTATCAAGGAGAAAAGTCATAGTACAGACTGTCCCTGGTTTGAGTATACAGCCCTAACAGTGACAATACACTTCCCTAATAAGCCCGTAAGCGTGATGCAATGCTTCGCATCAAGTGAAAATGCCGGTCGAAGTTTCACGGCAGACCTTTTAGTAATAGATGAATGGGCTGCACAGTCCTTCGCTAAAGAGATATGGGGATCTATTTACCCTACCGTCAACAGGCCAACAGGCGGACAGGTAATAGGAATCTCCACAAACCAAAGAGGGACACTGTTTGAAGAGCTATTTACCGGCGATAACACGTTTTACAAAATTTTCATACCCTGGTATGCCGACCCCCGGAGGACAAAGGATTGGTATGAGTCCACCAAAAGAGACATAGGCGAGGTTTTAATGGCCCAAGAGTACCCCGCAACCGTAGAAGAAGCCTTAAGCACTCCGGGAGGGGCATTTTTCCCAGAGGTTACGGACAGATCAATGCTGACAAGTGAACCCTTAAAGGGGAATCTTGTAACGTATTTTGTTATGGACTACGGCCTTGATATGTTCGCAGGGTATTTTGTGAATAGAGACGGGTACGGAAACTCACAAGTTGTGCTTGAGATCTACGAACCCAACAAAACCGTAGGTGAGGCAGCAGCAATTATTAAGGATCTTGCCAAGGATTACAAGGTTGTACAGTACCTTGCCCCGCCTGATCTATGGAACAGAAGCCCACAAACGGGTAAATCGGTAGCAATTCTATTCCATGAACACGGAGTAGAGCTTACAAAGGTCAATAATGACGTTGCAGCCGGGTGTTTAGCCCTTAAAGAGCTGTTAAAACACGGTGAAGGGCTTGGAAAGCTGACAATTTTGAATAGATGCGCGCCAAATCTTCTACGATGCCTCAAAAAGATACAGCATGACGAGAAAAAGCCGAAGATTTACGCAAAACAGCCTCATGAACTGACCCATGCCGTGGATGCTGCAAGATATTATGCAATCTATTGGACAAATCCCGCTGACAATGGCGGGGGAAGGAAGCGTAAGAAGTGGCGTAGTGATCAATGGGAAGACTACGAAAACGCAAATGAAGAGGATAAGAGATACCTTATTGAGCTATGGGGTGAACCGAGTTGAACAAATTTTTCCGGAAGGTAAAGCGAATGTTAAAGCCTGAAAATAAAAAACTTCATAAATGGTCTGCAAGGCTTGAATCAGCTAAAAATGCTTATGCCGATACCCGTAAGACCATGAAAATGTACATAGATTATTACAATGGTGATCGTAGCGTACAGCCTAACCCTAACTTGGGGCAGGCTCCTACAAAGCAGGCTACCAATGTAAGGAATATAGTCTATGAACTTATCGAATCCCAGATAGACTCAAGTATACCCATGCCGAAGGTAAGAGCCATACATGAGGAAGATGAAGAGCTTGCAAGGAAGATTGAAAGGCTTTTAGAGAATAAGATCAAGTCCTGCAACTTCGCGGACCTTAATGACGATATGGAAAGGGTTGTGCCGATGGTAGGCGCGAGCTATTTCTATGTTCAGTGGGATCAAAACAAGGGGTTACATTCAGAGCTTGGCGATTTAAGGGTTAAGGAGATACATCCTAAAAAACTTGTACCGCAGCCGGGAGTCGTAGACTTTGAGGATATGGATTACTTCTTTATCCAGGAAGTCATGACCAAGGACAATGTTAAGAGGGTCTACGGAATAGACGTAGAGGACGCAGAGAACGATCAACCGGAGGCTACAGCAGATATTAAAAATGCTACCAATAACAGCGACATTGTAACCACGAATACCGCAATTTATAGGAATGATCACGGCGGAATAGGTTGCTATATATGGTGTGACCGCACTGAATTACTCGATATTGAAGATTATCAGTCAAGGCAGTTAGACCATTGTGCCAAGTGTGGCGCGGTAATGGCTAATGGTGTATGTCCGGAATGTGGCGGTAAGAAGTCCAAGAAAATGCCCGAAGACTATGAAGAGCTTGCCGAGGGTATTGAAGTAAAGATGGATCTAGGTGGCACAAGGAAAATCGAACCTTACGATGAAGAGATAGAGCGAGACGAGGACGGAAACCCTATACCCTTAATGGATGAACAGGGGCTTCCGATAATGGATCAGAGCGGGATGCCAAAGGTACAGATAAAGAAGGTCAAGAAAAAGATACCTTACTATACACCTAATGTGTTCCCCATCGTCTTAAGAAAGAATATCTCAAAGAATGATCAGCTTTTAGGGTCAAGTGATACGGAAGTGATCATAGATCAGCAGGACACCATTAAGAAGCTCGGAACCAAGATAAACGAGAAACTTCTTAAGGGTGGGTCCTTTGTTACTTTACCCAAGGGAGTAGACCTTGAGAAGAACGATAAGGAATTTAAGATTGTCAGGATTGATAACCCGGCACAGATGCAGATGATACAGGCCATTACCTTACAGCCTAGTACAGCATCGGATGAAAACTTCCTTGAGATTAATTATGCATGGGCCAAGTCCACGCTTGGAATTACGGACGCATATCAGGGACGTTTCCAGGCTTCCGAGACATCCGGTACAGCAAGACAGTATGCAATCAATCAGGCAGCCGGAAGACTTGAAAGTAAGAGAACCCTTAAGAATGAAGCCTTTGCACAGTTATACGAACTAATGTTTAAGTTTTGGCTTGCCTATAGTGATCAGGACACAGAGATATCTTCAACAGATCCAAGCGGACAGACCGTATATGATCAGCTTAATCGTAAGGAATTTCTCAAGATAGACTCCGCAGGAGAGTTTTATTGGGATGATGAATTTATCTTTGAGACAGATCCTACATCAACGCTTATGGCAAATCGTGAGTCCATGTGGAATCAGGCAGACATGAAGCTACAGTCCGGTGCTTTTGGACAGGTAGGAGACCTTGAGACTGCAAGGCTTTATTGGACCATACAGAAAGCTAATGGCTATCCCAATGCAGGAATGGCCTTATCAATGATAGAGCAGAGAATAGCGGAACAGCAGGAACCGGAACAATTACCGCAGATGGGAGGAATGCCTAATGCTATGCCCCTTATGTAAGATCGAGGCGAGGATAAAGTCTAACGAGCTTGTCATAAGACAGGACGGATCACTTGCCTACAGAATGGAGTTTGAGTGCAGAAACAACAAGTGTGAGAACTTTGAGAAGGTTATTGAAACCCAATATGAGCCTGTCACTCCAATACCTGAATAATAAGGATTTACCTTATTAAATATATTCGCAGGAAAAGCGTAAAAATCCAAAGGAGAATTAAATATGGAAAACAAATACCTTGATCTTCAATTCTTCGCAGAAGAAGACATTGAAAGCGAAAACGAGCCGGAAGTCGCTGAAATGGCAGATGAGGAACCGGTAGAAGAAGGCGAAAACGAGGCTGAACCCGCCGAGCAGCAGACACCGGAAGAGAACCACGCATACGCAGCTATGAGACGTAAGGCCGAGTATGAAGCCCAGGTTAAGTACCAGAGCGAGCAGGCAAGACTTGATGCTATGTATGCAGAGAAGTTTCGGGGCTTGACTAATCCCGAAACGGGCGCACCCATAAGGGGAGCAGCAGATTATTTTGAGGCCTTGGCAGCACAGGAGCGGCTACAGACCCGCGAGGATATGCAGCAGGCAGGACTCGACCCTTCATTGCTTGATAGAGCAATAGCGAGCAGTCCACTCATAAAGCAGGCGCAGCAGGCCATAGCACAGAATAATCAAGTACAGTCACAGAGGATGATCGAGGAAGACATGAGAAACATTGTTGCTTTTGATCCTTCGGTCTCTTCGGAACAGGATATCGTATCGCAACCTAACTTCGCAGAAGTAGTTAATTATTGCGAGACGCATCCAGGCATGAGATTGTCAGACGCTTATAAACTTGTAAACTTCGACCGGTTATCAGCTAACCGCGCAAGATCAGCAGAGCAGAAGACAATAAATCAGGCAAAATCAAAGAATCACTTATCATCACCCGCAGGGTTGGCAAGTGAGGACAAAACAGTAGACATACCCGTGGATCAGTTGGAACTTTGGAAAGACTTCTTCCCGGATAAGAGTCCCAAGGAGATACGGGCACTTTATAACAAGAGTATAGGAGGCTAATTATGGCAGTTATAGTCAGAAATCAGATTAACAGCGATATGTGGAATGAGTGGGCTACGATTCTTAACGCAGCTATCTACGATGCAGACGTACAGAAGAACAACTACGATGATCTTGTAAACGCCCTTGCAATCGTTCAGTCCTCAAAAAGATGGGGCGAGAAGTCCACGACAATCGGCGGACTTGGTGATTATCAGACCAAGGTAGAAGGTGCAGACGCAGCTTACGATTACTTTGTAGAGGGATATTCGAAGTTTATAGAGCACATCACCTTTGCAAAGTCTGTATCAATCTCAAAGGAGATGGTAGACGATAATCAGATCGCAGAGATGAAGTCCAAGGCTATCAACCTTGTACAGTCTTACAAGAGGACGAGAGCAAAGCTGCTTTCACTCGCTCTTACAACTTCGGTTGGATCTACCAAGACCCTTGACTTCGGCGGAAAGAGCAATATCGACATTTCCTGTGCAGATAACCTTGCACTGTTCAATACCTCACACACCCTTAAGAACAGTCCGAGAGCATCAGCTTCTACACTTCCTGCCGGTGCAATCACTTCAAGCGTACTTCCCGGAGTTGGAGTAATAGAGACGCAGTCGAACCTGTTCTCAAACGCTTTCGGATCAGACGCTACAGTGCTTAACAAGCTCGCAAACGTCATGAGAAACTTCAAGGACGATGGCGGCGAGCCTCTTGGAATCGAGGCAGATACGGTTGTCGTTCCTGGTAACAGGCCTGTTCTTGAGGACATGGTTAAGAGGATCATCGGATCTGATGGTGAAGTCGGATCGAACAACAACGATATCAACACGCAGCGTGGCAAGTGGAAGCTTGTTGTTGACTATCTGTGGACCCCCGATAGTGGAAATCCTTACATCATCATGTCTTCACAGGGCAACAAGCAGCTCATGGGTACAAGACTCTATGATCGTACCATACTCGATGTCGAGAACGAGGTTAAGACCGAGAGCAGGAACCTTGTCTACAACGGATTCGCCCGTATCGGCGTGGGCTTCACGAACTGGAGACACGTTCTCATGGGTGGCGTAACAGGCGGCACAAACCTTTCATAAGACGAGCAGGGGCGGAAACCCGCCCCTCTCCAAGGAGAGACTCATGGTAAAAGTAGGAGATATCATAGACGGACGCAGGGTTACAAGGGTTTATATGCTTGTAGGCGAAGTAGCTTATGATACAGAGCCGGTAGAGGAAATACCCAAGGAAGAACCCGTTGAGAAGCCCAAGCGTACAAGACGCAAAAAGGAGCAGTAAATGACTACATGGAAGGATATAAAACTTGCAACGTTACAGAAAATGTTTTCAAGTAACGGTACGACTATACAGATAGACTCGTCAACGCAGGAGTATATCTATTCCATGCCGCAGGCTGCAAACGAAGGGTTACAATTACTGTCTACGGCCGGTAAGTTTATTATCAAGCCGTGGACAGTAAATAACTTCCCTTTCAATAATCTGCTTGGTAACACATACATTAACAGCAGATACAACTCAAGTGCCGAGTATAAGGCAGAGGGCGCACACTCATACTATTTTGAGATCATGGGAGAAGTAACGTGTAATCTCACGATAGACGCACAGGACGAGCAGAGTGATCCGGTTGTAATCTCCATTCATTCAGAAGAAGAGACCCTTATAAAATCATCGGACAAATATACGGTGTTTAAGGGAGTATTCGACAATGCGAATGGGAAAATGGTTACGCTTAACTTCACATCTGACTATCCGTTTAATGTGAGGAATGTCTGCTTCTACAAGGAAAAATTCATTGATGTACCCGCTTATAGGGAGTTTTTAAGGTTTGATCTTAAAGAGCTTATCCCTGACTTCTATCAGCTATCCGAGACGGATATATACCTTGAAAGCAACGATGAACCTAGATACCTTGCAGCTTCCAATTACTATCAGGAAGCCGACAAGACCCTTGTAATTCCGAGGAAGGACGAGGGAGTTTACACGATCTATTACAAGGCATATCCGGGAGAGATAACCCTTTCCACTCCGGATGAATATGAATTAGCCCTTGATCCCGAAGTGGCTGCAATACTGCCCTTGTATATGGCTTCACAGCTTTACAAGGACGATGATAACGCGATAGCCACGGTATATAGGAATGAGTTTGAGGTTGCGCGTGAGGCCTTATCGCAGAAGGCGAACGTATCAAAACGCGAAGAGTTTGTATCAGAGAGTGGGTGGGCTTAAATGGCGGTTTCCTTCAATATCCCGGCAAGTCCAAAGATAAACATATATCAGAATGAACACTTTTTAGGGTGTGATTTTACATCGGACGCTTCTACAGTGGACGAGACAAAAAGCCCTGATTGTGTCAATATGACGCGCTTGGTTCCGGGTAAGGTCCGTAAGAGGATGGGATATTATTCCATAGCCAATTACAGACTGCCTATATATGGAGTGCATAAGTTTTCACCGACCGACACAGTTTTAGTCCATGCCGGAAACAAGATATTTAACCTTTCAAAGCCAATGGGTAAAGAATGGGTCGATCATTCCGGTAATAAGATTGTTGACTACAGCAGTGATCATATCGTGTTTTTGACAGGAGATCCGTCTGATACGGTTGTATATCCGACAAATTCAGGACAGACACCACTCGCACAGAGAAGATCATGGAGCGTGGAACTAGGCGGAAAGCTCGTTATTTTGGATGGAGCTAACCTGTTTACCTTTGATGGTACGACCTTTAAGGTGCTTGATTCAAATAGCTGCTATATACCGACAGTAACCATAGGAAGATCACCGTCAGGCGGAGGTACAAATTATGATGCCTTAAATCTGCTTAATCCTGCTTTTAAGGATTCGTTTTATGTAAAGGAAGCCGAAGCTACTAGAAGGGATTTTAAGTTATCATTTGCCGGCCTTGATGCAACACCGGTAAAGGCATGGGTTTCAGATGCATCCGGTAATTGGATTGAAAAGAGACAGGGAACCGACTTTACCGTAGATAGAAGCACTGGAATTGTTACATTTGCTACAGCACCAGGAAAAACTTTAACCGGTGAAGATAACGTAAGAATACAGGCCTATAGAACGGTAAGCGGATATGCAGACAGAATAAAGGGTTGCCGTTTCGGAATACTCTTCGGTGTTAATGGAGCTAATGACAGATTGTTTGTCTCCGGCAATAGCGGTAAGGGTATGAAGGATGGAGTCTCTTACAGCTATATCAATTACGATTGGTTTTCCGGTGAGTATGATCCTACATACTTCCCAGATACGGGATATTCAAAGCTAGGAGCGGACAGCTCGGCAATAATGGGATATTCGATTATAGGCGGATATCTTGCAACCTATAAGGATATTCATGAAGTTTATCAACCCGTGATCATAAGGGAGGGAGACCTGATCAATGATAACCCAACATTCCTTGTAATTAACTCATTGCAGGGAGCCGGTGCGGTGAGTCCATGGTGCTTTGCATACCTTGAGGAAGAACCCTTATTCCTGTCAAACCTTGGAATATATGCAATAACCGCACAGGATATAACCGGTGAGAAGTATGCACAGAACCGTAGTTATTACCTTGACGGAAAACTACTCAACGAGGAAAAGCTTGAGGAAGCATTTGCCTTTACTTATAGGGATCTATACATACTCTGCATTAATAAGACCTGCTATGTCCTTG